GCACTGGCCCGCATCGTGCATGACGTTGCGAGCCTGGCCCCAACGGTATACGAAGTCGCTCTGGCTCATGGCACTGCCCTTGCGGAGCTCGATCAGCTTGCGGCCTTCCTCGGTGTTGGCCAAGGACTCGTTGCAGCTTGCGTACTTGCTCATTCGTCAGTCTCCTTTGCGTCCGCCCTCTTCTCGCATGCTACAAAATCCTTGCAGCAAGGACCTACGTCCTCCATTATGAGCATCTCCCCTAGAGGCCCATATTTGTAGCAGTAGACACACTGGATGATTATCGGCTCATCCGTCTCGGGGTCGTCGATTCCGGGGATTTCGCTCATCGCGCGTCTTCCATCATCTTCGCCAGATTGAGGTAGCCGCCACGCTGAGCGTAACTTAGGATTGCCCGGTACTCGTGATCGGACAGTTCTGCTATGGCCTCGGCCCAACCACTCGTCGTGATGCCGCGCGTAAGCTGGATGAGCTTTGCCCGCAGCTCTGCGTCGGTTAGGTCGCAGATACCGCACGGATACGGAACGCCGTGCTGGCAGGTCTCGTTGTTCATGGCCGTGCGGGGCGCGTAGCTAGCACGCGGAAGCTAAGACCCGCGTACAACCCGTTGGGAGTTCCGTACTCTCCCATAGGCGCGTACTCGGTACGATCGCACAGAGCCTCGAACGCGGGGGCGTGGGTGTCGGTAGGGACGCCGTTGACAAACGCCTGGCCGTCCTCGTTGTAAGCGAACACGAATGCGCCCGGTGCGTACACGCGCTGTATAAGCTGCGTGGTGGGGTCGGTGACCGTGACAAGGATCTCATCGGTCAGTGCCCATCCGGGAATGCAGCTTGTGAAGTTGGGGGCGTCTGGGGCGTTGGGATACGGGTTCATTTTTCGCCTTCCTGTGCTGCTGGGCCTTGCCCTTTAAGTATACAGCGGAAACCGGGCACGAGCAACGGTCGCTACCTAGCGGTCGGACCGTAGTCTACCTGGATGTCGTCGTCGTATTCCTGAAATTCTGCGTCGCTCATGGATGCCAGGTACGGCCAGAATTGGTCGGCAAGGTCTGGATTCTGTCGGGCACGGCGCAGAGCCATGATGGCGTGCTTGGTCGCGGCCAGAATGTGATCGTTCGCGACGTACATATGCGCTTTGCGGATTCGCTCGTCGCTGACAGCCTTGCTGTCTTTGAAGCCTCTGGACTGCCAGTTGAGGGTCGCATCCCCGAGGTGACCCAGAAATTTGGCGTACCCGAGCTTTGCTCCGATTCTGACAGGGGACAGAGCTTCTGGGTCTGTGCTGTGGAAGGTCGGATCTTGCGTCCATCCTTCTACAACGACGGCCGGTCCGATCCTGTACGCGAGTGATTGCGTCGCACGCACATAGCGGCATATCATCTGGACCTGCTCGTTCTCTGACTGATCGAAGATGCCGTAGTCCCACTCTACGATATTCGGGGGTGCGTCGCCGAAGATGCTCGCGGCTGGTATCGTAAGTCTGCACCAGCCCGTCGTTCCGCCCGGATCGAGAGCTATGAGATGGATGTTAGCTGGCGGCATCAATCTCTCCAAAGCGGTTTAGCTTCTTCTGTCCAGTACGAGACTATCCCGCCGAAGACAGAAGTTGAGACAACAGGATCAGAAGCAATGAAGTCGATGGGAAGTTGCGCATAGCAATCAACGCATACGTTAGCGACTTTCTCATCCGTGCATAGGATTACTGGCTCGAAGTTCTTGTGCAGGCAGTCAGTTGGTGGCATCTTAGCTCCGGTAGGCTGACCCGTAAATCATTATCGGGACAAGTCCTACGCTGCTGTGTATGTGCCCGAAGAGGAAGGATTCGAGTTGCTGCCAGTACAGCGGACCAGGTGCCCTGATTCCTCTGACTTCGTCCAGACCCCACTGCCATAGAACCTCGACTGCCTCCGGCCAGGCGTCTGGGTCTTCTATGAGCTCTTTCGGAACTTCCCGATAGACCACGAACTTCTCGACGTTATTGGCCATGGCGATGTGCTCCGGAAACTTCGGCACAGTGACAGTGCGGGACATGGGCACCGCAAGGACAGATTACGAGCACAGGGGCAATAAGCTGTTCTTCTGCGTCTGACTCCTCCTGTGAATGCCAGGCAAGATCATAGTCGCTTATACCCTGTCCTGTATTCTGACTGACCCAGATGGCGGGATGATGCGAGCGGTAAGAACATGAGTAGCGTCGTATGCCGAATGCTTCTTGCCACACCATCGGCATGCCGCAGCACTCTAGTGCTTTGTCGTCAGAGGGCGGCATCAGTAATCCTTCCACCCCTCCGTCGTGTACGGCCCTGGCATCTTATCTTCTTGGGGTTCTGAAAAGCTTTTGGCGCGCTCCAAGGCTTCCTGGCATTCCGCGATGAACTTCTGCGCTTCTGACCCGATGAGGATAATCTCGGCGACGTGATTATCCCAGCCGACAGGCGCAACGGTGCCGATGCTGATACCGTGGTCGCCGTTCTTCTCACGCCAAGCACGTACCGCGTAGCTCATGTCGTCATCCTTGCGGCCAGGGCGGCTTGTCCTCTGGGAATCCGCAATCGCAGCCGAGCCCGATGTATGCTGCCAGAGCGTGAAGAAGAAGCTTGAGCTTGAGCATGATGTCGCCTTCCTGTGTTCTGGGTAATGCGGGGCGAGTTAGCCGCTTCTCGCGTCTTCCCTTTCTGTTCCGGCTATGACCAAGCCGGGAGGCCTCGGTTACTCTTAAGGCTGTCTGAGTTACCCGCATCACGTTCTTTAGTTGACCGGGCCGACCGACCGTGTTCTGGAGACCTGCCGGCCGACCCGGAGCGCTGCCCGACCCGAAGGAAGGCGAATTCCAAGGACGAGCCGGGGGCTGGTGCCTGGTGCGCTGTGCCCAGCTTACCGCATGGACAGGTAGCGACGCTACTGGCGTATACTGGGGTGCCCCGGCTGCTGCCAGCAAGCCGGGACACCCTACGCTCTCGCTGCTGAGGCGGGAAGGAGCGATAGCCCTATGCTACCACACGATGACCGCCAGCGCATAAACGACGCTCTTGACAACGCGAAGGCGCTGGTAGCGGCCGGGATGCCCGTCTTCGTGGCCCGGCTTGATCGGCAGGGGCAGCCCATACCCCCGCCGCGCTGGGAGCAGACCCGTCCGGATCCTGCTCGGGTGCGTGCGTGGCGACAAGGACTAGCGTTGTGCGGGGTGACGGGAATCGTTTACGACGTGATTGACATTGACCCGCGAAACGGCGGTAAAGAGTCGTTTGAGAAGATGTCTGAGGCTTTGGGCGATGATGGCCCCGAGGTTCTGTGGAAGGTGAAGACGCCTTCGGGCGGCTTGCATCTGTATGTTGAGTCGCTGGGGATACGGAAGCGGAAGTTCCGGTCCTTGCCGGGAATCGATCTGCAAGCCGGGGATGGTGACGGCCTCGGTCGCGGGTTCGTGTTCCTGCCTCCTACCGTGCGGAAAGGCGGGACTTATACTCCCGTTAATGGGGGTCCTGACCGTCCGAACGGAAACGTACCTGGTCGGTTTCTTGAGTATATCGAAGGAATAGATGCTGATGTTCCCGATGCCGATGTGGGGGTGTCGGGCCATCGTCTCTCTAAGGACGCGTATCGTGCGTCTTGTATGGGTGCGCCTGCGGGCGGACAGAGGGACGCATTGCTGCGTTATGTACGCGAACTGGAGCGGCGTGGATATGACAGAGACGACATAAAATCTCTCACACTCTCCCTCTGTGTTGAAATGCCGACATATGACATTAATCGTCCTTGGACTCCGAAAGATGTTTCTGGGCTACTTGACGAGATAGGTGCGGAAGGTACGACCCCTGACGCGATTGGCGAAGAGGCGCGGGAGCTTGAGTCCTTGTCGGAGGTTGAGCCTCTGTCTGTGGGCCTGATAAAGTGGGCGACGGATGTCGAGGTGAAGCCTGTCTCGTGGGGGTGGGAAGGATATCTGGCGTTCGGCGAAATGACACTGCTGGACGGCGAGAAGGGCAAGGCAAAAACTTTCGTATGTGAGGATGTGACGGCGCGGGCCACAATGGGCCGGGCGATGCCTGGTTGCGAAGAAGCGATTACCGGGCCGATGAACGTGATCTGGTTTACGGACGAGGGCGGTCACGATCACTCGGTATCGGTTAAGCGCCTGATGGCGGCAAAGGCAGATTTGCGTCGAGTGGCGTTCTCGCAGGACAAACCCCCAAAGCGCGGATCTAAGGAACATAAGGAGTGGGAACTGGCTCTCGGGCCAGACGGACATGGTGCTAAGAATATCGCTGCTCGTATTCGTGCGGCGTCGGCAGAGCTGGCAATCTTCGATCCAATTACAGACTATCTGGCCTCGACGGTAAACACGAACAACGACGCTGCTGTGCGGGCTGCTCTGCGTCCTCTAGGAGTAGAGCTTGGTCGCTTGGGTTGTATCGGGCTTGCGCTGCGTCATATGAACAAGAACAAGGCGATGGAGGCTCGTTTTAGGGGCGGCGGAACGACAGCTTTCCAGAACAGGTCACGCGTGCATCTCGTGATGGGAGATATTCCTGGGTCGGCAGGTATTGCCGAGCGCTATGGAATTGCGATGATTGACTCTAACCTTACTGTGGTGCGTCGCGGGGTTCTGGCGTTCTCTGTAGAAGACTCTGAGATAGAGCTGGACGACCGCGGGAACATGGTTGGTTGCATTTCGTGGGGAGACTATGTTGAGCTCTCTGGTGACGATCTGTCGCGTGGGGAGAGTCGGAAGCATGGTCCAGAAGCTACGTCGCAGATGTTTATAAGGGAAATTCTTGAAGAAATGTTCAAGGATCAGGAAACCTGGTCTGCCAAGAAGGTACTGGCTGTCCTCGGGGAAGCTGGATACAAGGACCATAAGACCATTGACAAGGTTACGTCTGGGATGGGCATACGCAAGTATGCCGTCAGACGTCATGGCGTTCCTGGTGGCACGGATAAGGCTCGTGGCGGTACACTAGGCTGGTACTGGACAACCAAGCCAAAGAAGGAGAAGGTCAGTGTCAATACGGGCAATCGAAACTAAGTATGCCGGACGCAGATTTCGTTCTCGTCTAGAGGCACGCTGGGCTGTTTTTATGGATGCTCTCGGTATTGTCTGGGAATACGAACCGGAGGGTTTTCACTGCGACTATCGTCTTACTGGAGAGCGTGGAAGATCGTTTAGATATCTTCCAGATTTTTACCTGCCCGAACTAGATGTTTATGCGGAGGCAAAGGCTACCCTTACAGAAACAGAAGCAAGGAATCTTCTTTGCGCGACAGCCTGCCTCCCTGTAAGAAAAGGTGAGATTGGAGGATTGGTAATGCTTGGAAGCGGGGTTCTTTCTGGACTTAGGAGGCTTCCTGCAAGACTATCTATTCGTCCTAGGAATTTGCTCGGGCTGAAGGGTTCTGTTATGGGTTCAGCCTGGATACCTAACAACAGCGCAGAGCAAATTGTTGAGCTCGCCTTCTCTGTTGACGTAGTTCCTGGTGATGTTAATGAACATGTGATTGGACGCATGATTAACGGGGTTTTCCCTCACTTTGGTGATGAATATCAGTACACGGATAGTTGGAAAAAGATTTGCGAAGCATATTCAAAAGCAAACTCTGCCAGGTTTGAGTGGGGCGAGAGCGGCTAGTTTTCAGAGGCATTATATTAGCTGGGTAAGGCGGGGGGCGTCCTTATATATGACTACTACCCCTTCTAGGGCGTCTTACCTTCTTACCTGGGATCTTTGAGTTTCACGTTCTTGCAGGTAGATCCCTTAAAGGGAGGTAAGGTGGGGTAGTAGGGCTAGTAGGGTATATGTTTCGCGCGGGCGCGCGAGCAAAACCGAATTTAGCGCTATATTTGGTCATATTATAGGGATATGAAGGTGAATAATTTGAAGCATCGCGCGGTATTGCAGGTGATGGTGCTGCACAGTCAATGCACAACACATGCATGGATGCACGACTGGCCCCTGATGGGAGCGCTCTTCACGTACCCAAGGGGGTTAGATGGATCGTTTTTACGAGTTTAGAGGGCTATTTTGGAGTAAAAACGCCGGATTTTCGGCAAAAATAGCCGCCAAGCTCGTGTTTTCCGGCCTTTTGAGTCCTTTTTGGGCCGGATTAGTCGTTTCGAGGCCGAATTAGTCGGTAAATCGGGCTTAAAACGACTCTTTTCGCCCGATACTCGCCGAAACTCCGGGAAAATCGGCTAAATACTCCGTTTTACCCGTAAAAGGGGCCTCGATAGGCCGATTTAGTCGGTTTATGCGTTCTCAGCGATAATCGGGCAAAAAAGACAAGAAAAACGGCCCGATTCGCTTGCTCTTTTCCTTTTTGGCGGGTAGGCTTAGCATAGCGCCGCAAGCGCGGCCGGCTCAACAGGAAGGCGAATCCATGTTCGAGACCCTACTTCCCAGTCAGATGTTCCACACCGACCTCCCCACCTCCGAGGAGATCAACGCCACCGTTCCCACGTCGGAAGAGATCAACGCTCCCGTCCTGGCCGTGGTGGACGAACTCACGCACGAGAACTGCCCCGAGCCTTGTGTCCACCGTAACAACCCGATCGACACACGGGGCCGCGTTACTCGCGTGTTTCAGGCCCGCTATCCGGGAATTGCCAAGACCCATCCGGAAATGATCCGCCAGTTCGTGGACTACGAGCTGGCCCGCATCGCCAATCACGGTCTTGCTCCTCTCGAGCCGCCGGTCATGCCAGAGCGTCTCAGTAACCGCCACCCGTTCGCGAACTAGGGCGAAACCCGCTACGGCGGGTCTGCGGATAAGGTCCGCACTGACGAGCCAAAAGGAGGCGTCATGCAAGAGCTGGTCTGCACCGAATGTCCAGACTGCCATCACGATGTCGGCGATCACTTTCCGGACTGTGTGGAGGTTCCGTCTCCGGACCCGTACCCGTTCCCGTACAAGTCGCGCAACACGCAGCTCGTGAAGAGTATCGCACTGTGTCACGACGGACAGTCACCATGCTCATGCGGCGTCACTCACGCCCATCCGTTCAAGTGCAGTCATGTAGGAACGCATGACGAGCACAACGCTCGGGTGGCCGAGTGGGACGCCGAGATGGACGACGACGATGACTGAGGGCATCTGCAAGCACTGCTATCGGCCGTGGAGCGAGCACTGCCAGTCGTGCGGCGCGTGTCCAATCAACGAATGTCCGTACTGGTGCGCCGACAACGACGATCCTTACGAGGATCACGCAACTCGCGTGCGACGTCAAGGAAGGAGGAAGTAGCTATGTATCCGATTATCCCGTTCATCATCCCGGTCATTCACTTCGGCTTCAACTGGCTGATCTCGTTCATGCAGTCAGACAACGGCCTGTTCTGGAACTTCATGTAAAAGTCTTTTCAAGAAACTGGCGATTTCACTTGCCTCGCAGGCAAAAGTACGGTAGGCTGAAGCCGTAGGCTTCAATCCACAGGAAGGCGAATCCAATGCCACGCACCACCGCGACCAAGACCCCGACCACCACGACCCGCCCGCTGTCCGAGGGCAACGCCGCGAAGCTCAAGGCAGCCAGGGAAGCCACGGTCAGCACCAACGGCTCCGAGCTTCACACGCCCAGGCGCGGGGCTCCGCGTCAGCCGCTGCCCACCACGACCGGCCTGCCCGGCAAGGGCGAGGGCAAGATCGTGAGCCCTAAGGTCACGCCGGAGCAGCTCAAGGCCAACGCCAAGGCGCGCTCGCAGCGCACGCCCACTCCGGCTCCTGCCAAGGTGCCCGCCAAGAAGGCACCGGCCTCCAAGGTCGTGCGTCCCGCTGCCGGGGCCAGTCGGGCCGAGCTCATCGCCCACGCGGCCAAGCACCGCTCCAACACGATGCAGGCGTACCTGGAATGGCTCGGCGCTGACGAGGGCTCGCTGGACAAGCTCACGCGCACTGAGGCCGCACTGGTCGGCATCAGCCTGTACGGTAAGTTCCAGGCGAGCAAGCGCTAGTCGCCTCAAGTCAAGCTCGGCCGAAAGGTCGGGCTTGACTTATGCCTTGTCCCGAACGATATTCACAGATATTCGTATGTTCATATGAAGATGAAGGTGAATAATGTGTCATGCCATGTCACAGTCAATGTATACGAATATCGCAGTCAATTGCATGCCATGTCATAGTCCGCTATACCGGCATGGGGCCGATAATCGGCTAACGCCCGACGCCGAATTATCTTGGCGTACCACGTATCGTGCCAGTGCCCGCGAGTTTCGCGCCAGGAGAAGGCGAGCACGCGAGCACGGTGACACTGATGTTCGCCGAAAATCGCTGGCATAATCGTTGGGTATGGCAGGCGATAATCGCTAGCCATACCGAGACTCGGCCCATGCGAGTTGCCGCGACGCGTGCATGCGCGGTAGCATTGGTGGCATGTGCGCGCCGGCTCGGCGCTCGGTTGCTTGCATGGCTCCCTGCCGGTCGGCGCGCACCATTCGGTATTAAGTTTTTCCCAAAAACATATTCCTTTTTGCCAAAATCGCTTGCACCGGGCTCATTTTGCTGGTAGGCTGCTGCTATGCAAGCAACCCAAACCAGCCAGGCACCGGCCACCGCGCCCGTGCAAACTCCTACCCCTAGCACGCTGGCCAGCACGCTTAACGCGCAGGCCGTACCCAACCACAGCGCCGGTAGCCAGGTGGCCGCGCCCGCCAAGCCCAAGCCCACTGCCAAGCCCAAGCCCAAGGCTGCCAGCACGGGCACTAAGCGCACCACTCCCAAGGTGCCCGCCGCGCAGGCTAGCGGTACCCGCGTACCGGCCACGCGCAAGGCGCTGGTCCAGCAGTACGCACAGCGCCCGCCCACGGCCACGCTCAACGCCTACCTGGCCTGGTTGGGCAAGGAAAACCTCAAAGGGCTAACCCCGGAGCAGGCCGCGCATGTGGGCATCGCCCTGTACGGGCGCTGGCAGGCAAGCAAGCGCTAGTCCCAACCACCCAAGCGCCCCGGTCGGCACACGCTGGCCGGGGCGCACCCATGCGCGCCCGGCTCGGCCCGCTGCGAGTCCCGCAAAATCTGGGCCCAGCCCCCTTTCTTCTTTTCACCCATGGAGTCATTTTTCTGAATTTAGAAATGAGACCCCCGAACGAACTCCGAAAGTGAAACCGTTAAACCAGTTGCCCCGCGCTCCTCACTATGCTAAGCTAAGTACAGGAACAAGAAACACAAGGAGGGCGAAATGGGAACAAGGGGTCAGAGGGTCAAGACGGTGAAGTGCGGTGGCGGTCAGACAGGACGTTCCGGTAACAGTCGTCAGAGCACTGCTCCCGACTCCCTCACGAGGCGTGCTTCTTCTGTGCCGACGACAGGTGTTCGACACGACCCTCTCCATCACAAGCCGTGGATAGACTCGGGAGGCATAGCCCACGAAGGATCTACCCTCGTGAACTGCTGGTGCCTGTGCCCGAAGTGCTTCGACAAAGACGCTCTTAGGTGCATCTGTCGCGACTGTCCGTGTCCCAGTGCTGATCGTTCCTTCTTCAATTTCTTCCCGCAGAAGGGACACTTGACCCCGCGATGAAGCAGCGAAATAAGCCGGGCATGGTGACGTTCCTTCAGCTCTTGGCGATGTGCGAGGTATTCGTTATAGTGTTTAGCTTCGCGCTAGAACACGTCGCCCACCACGTTCCTCTGTACATCTACGCCCTCGTGAGTACCGCCGTTGTTCTCTCCACAAGGTTCTCGACGACGCCTGCACGTACGTTCTGACCCGGCCCGCTGAGCCGACGACCGTCCCTACCTCGCGGACGGTAAATCGAAGGAGGTGGTTATCATGCGGCTCTCCCCGCGAAGACTCCAGGCCGCCATAAGTCCTGGATAGCGGAAGGAAGCCTGTACACTACAGGGGATAGAACCACACAGCGACCCCCGTATGCTCCCGCCCTCGTCTTCCTTATTTCCCCCAGCGAGGGGCTGCGTGCGGGGGTCGTCCTGTGCCCTGGCCTGCCCTGTTCGCGGGTTCGACCCCGACGCCGAGCCGTCTACCTGGCCGTTTGCGCAAAGCCCCAGGTAGCGCGTACCATAGCCCGCATACCCGGCGCGCAGGGAGGGCCCATGGCGGGCAGAAACGGCAACCGTCCGCCCGGTGTCCCTCGAAAGCCTTCCAAGCCCGACCCGAACGCATCCCACGGCGGTCTCGGAGACACGGCCGTAAGTGTCCTTTACACGGGACGAGCCCGTCTCGCCCTCATACGAGACCTCGCCCTAGCGGAATGGTCCCCGAGGGAGCTGGCCGATCAGCTAGGTCTCCCCCAAGAAGATATCGCGTACTTCGCCAACGAGCACGCCGACGATATCGCAGAGGTCAGGCAAGCTCTAGCAGGACAACTGGCCATCGAGACCGCGGGGCTGTGGATCGCGAAGAAGCAGCTCCGCATCGCCGAGCTTCAGGCAGAGGTCGAGCGTATCGACGAAACCCTCAAAGAGCTCAGAGAAGACCGCGAGATTAGCTGGAGCCGTAGTCACCGCGATATGCTGCACACCAAGCTCGCGATTTTCCGTCAGACGGCCGACGAGCTCGGGGCTTACCCGCAGCGTCAGCAGCCTCCGGCCCGGCAGGGCACCACCGTTCACTACGTCATCGAGTCCGAGGACGAGGATACGGACACGGAGGCGCTGACATGAAGCAGAAGCAATGTCCTCGGTGTCATCTTTGGTTCCGGGAAGACGAATACGTCGAGCACGCCTGGAGCGAGAAGCCATGACGCCGACCGGCCCGTACCGGGTCTACTGGAAAGAGGGCGATACCCGCAAGGAAGTTGATCTAGCAGATCAGCCGAACGCCGAGGCGCTTTTCGGGGATTTGCAACGACAAGGGTTGCTGCCGATGATGGAGTTTCCCGACGGCGGGAGATTTGTCGTTTCTTGTCAGCCCCGGGAAGAATACAACCGAACAGGCGAAGAGGACGCTTGGAACCGAGCGTGGCGTCTATGGCACCTGCTCAGGAAGGCGCTGACATGAAGCCAGAGGACGAGCTGCTTATCGACAAGAACGTCTTGTACATCACGGTTCCTGAAGAGCTGCTCATGGATTGCGGCGTAATCCCCGACACCCGTCCTCGCGTTAACGCTTCGCTGTGGTGGCGTATGAGGTGGCACATTCAGGTCGCCAGAGAGAATCTGGCTCGCGCGGCTTTCCGTCTGATAGCCGGTTATCCGCCAATGGACGAGGAATAACATGAGCACCGCCCTCGCGATTGTCAGATACACGGCCACCATCGCCCTTGCAGCCCTCACTGCTGTCTACACGTACTACCCGCGCCTGACATGGATTCCGATTTCCATTGCCGTCATAGGGACTCTCGGCATTCATATCATCCCAGCCAGCCCAGGGATCCAGGCAAAGCAGACCCCGACCCTGCCGACCCTTGTGCCCACAGTTCAGATGTCAGTAACGCCTCCGTCTGCCACGGCCACAGCAACACAGACGGAGCCGCCCCATGCCACCTGATGTCGAGCAGTGCATGGCCAAGGGGCCGGAGTGCCTCGGGATCGCGAACAACGCCCTCATGTGTCGCCGCGAAGGCTCGAGGGTGTGGATGTGCTCCCCGTGCTTGAAGGAGTGGCGCCGACTAGCTCAGCAGCAGATCGAGCTTCAGGACTGCTGCCCCAGATGTGCCGACGCGTACCTCAACAGGATTCGCAGCAGCCCGATGCCGCCAAGAACAGAGCATCCCACGCTCAAGGGCAGCGCTGCCCGCGCTATCAACGAGGCCATGCGACAAGAGGGCATCCTGCCCCCGCAGAGGCAGTCCGTTCTCCGCCGTCTCCACAGGGATGCGAGTTGGCTCGAGTTTGAGATGGACCAGCCAGAGATTCTCCCCTTGAAACACACTCTGAGCCCTGGCGAGGTCAAGGAACTTGAAGATCGATTTCTGCATGCTGCCGAAAACGACCAACCGAAGTTGCTGTCATGACAGCGCCGACACGCAGCCGAAACGTACGTGGTCAGCCACCGATTACGGAGCATCGGTACAATCCACGAGGCAGTGCCAGGCAGCTTCTCAACTGTCGGGATTCTGAAGTTCTGGTCGCGGGGCCAGCTGGGACAGGCAAGTCCAGAGCGTGCATGGAGAAGCTGCATCTTATGGCCTTGAGGAATCCCGGAATGCGAGGGCTTATCTGTCGCAAGGCAGCGACGTCCCTCTCAAGCACCGCTCTGGTGACGTGGCGCAGGTTCGTGGCGAAGGAGTCAATAGACGCCGGGGACGTTATCTACTACGGGGGCAGCGCTCAGGAGCCAGCCTCTTACCAGTACAAGAACGGCAGTGTCGTCGCGATCGGCGGGCTGGACAAAGTTTCAAAAATCATGTCTGCCGAGTACGACGTCATCTACGTCCAAGAAGCGACTGAGCTTACCGAGCACGAATGGGAAAGCCTTACCACACGCCTCAGGAACTGGGTCGTCAGCTTCCAGCAGATTATCGCGGACTGCAACCCACAGCATCCAGAGCATTGGCTCAAGCGGAGATGCGACAAGGGCACGACCACTCTGCTGCCCTCAACACACGAGGACAACCCCGTTCTGTTCCGCAGAGTACAGGGCATCCCGACTATCACGGAGAACGGGGCCAGCTATATCAAGAAGCTGGATGCCCTTACCGGGGTCAGGTACAAGCGTCTCCGCCTGGGCCTGTGGGTTGCGGCTGAGGGCGTCATCTACGAAGACTACGACCCTGCTGTTCATATCATCGACGCTCTGCCCAGGTTCAACGATCACGTCGATCCCACGGGAATACCGATGACGTGGCGGAGATTCTGGGGCATTGACTTCGGATACGTCAATCCGTTCTGCTTGCAGTGCTGGGCTGAGGATCCAGACGGGCGTCTCCTGCTCTACAGAGAGATCTATTACACGCAACGTCTCGTAGAGGATCACGCCCGTAAGATCATGTCTCTCGTGACAAACGAGCGCGGGAGCTGGACGGAGCCCCGTCCCAGCGCTATCGTATGCGATCATGACGCCGAGGGACGTGCCACCTTCGAGAAGGGCGTTGGCATGTCTACGGAGCCAGCGCACAAAGCCGTGAAGGAAGGAATCGAAGCCGTACAGGCCAGGTTCCGTATCCAGGGCGACGGACATCCTCGCATTGCTTTCCTGCGCAGCGCGCTCGTGGAGAAAGACCCGGAGCTCGAGGAGTCCCGTCGACCGACTTGTACCCTCGAGGAGATACCGGCGTACGTGTGGTCTGACAAGCACAAGGACGAGCCGCATAAGAATGACGATCACGGCTGCGACACGATGCGATACGTTGTGGCCGACAGGGAGTTCGGTATACGAGCGATCTACAGGGGGTTCACGGCATGAGATATCTCGCATTCACAGTGCTAACGTGGTTCGCGCTGCTTCAGTGCAGTCCTCCTGACTGCGCTCGCAACGGTCGACACGGCGGGAGACGGAAATGACACAGCCCAGTCCTAGTCCCAAGCCCATCATTTCTCGGGATGTGACGCTGTCAAGGATTCTGCTGTTCGTCGGCACTATCCTCTTTGTCGTGGCTAGCCTGATGGCCGGGGGAGTCATTCACGGCATAGCATGGGCGTGGGCTTTCGGTGCGTTCGCAGCCTGGATGCTGGCGGGTGCCGTATGATCGGGCGACGCGTCCAGAGCATAGCCGAGATCGAGCAGCCCGGAGACTACTTCGGCCCGACGACGGCTTACACTAGCGAACTGGCTCCTGCTGTATTCTTCCTCAAGCCGAATGCCAGGGACGAGAACGCGCCGAGACGTGCCCGTTCCGTACAGCATGCCTGCTCACCGCCCCACACCTTCACAGAGCATCCGGACGGTAGTCTTTCTATCCAGCCGAGCATCGGGGCGTATGTCAGGGATGCGCCGCATACGCCAGAGTTTTGCGATGGATGGCATGGCTTCCTGGATGAGGGACATTCTTGGCGGAAGGTCGGTGACTCCTGATGGCTAAAGTTCCGCCAATGAAGATTGAGTTTGACATCAAGGTCGGCGTTGTCGTGCGTCCTGGGGATACGTTGATTGTGGCCTTGAGTGAAGAACGTCGTGCCCTAACAGCTGAGCTTGCTGACGAAGCTTACAAGATGCTCAAGGCGCACATGCCGTCAAATGTTAAGGTTGTAATTATTCCGGAAGCAGAACTGGCGGTATATCAGCCATGATATGCAAGCCTTGTCGAAAGCAGTGCCACAGGAATTGTCCTGGTGGTACGTGGTGCGACTGCCAGCACGAGACCCCGCAGCCTTCGCAGACAGAACTCTTCCCGTTCTACAGGCACTACAGGCAGGTGTCGTCATGACGCAACCGCAAGCAATCCTCGGGCGTAGCCGCAGGGGTCCGGACTGGAAGCGCATCGGTGCTTTCCTGGCCATGTTCAGCACGTTGCTGCTCGTCAACTATCGTAAGCAAGCTCCGATTGCCCGCACTACCCTCTCAGAGCACGGTTATAGTATCGTCGGCTTGGGACTTCTGGCCGGTGCTGCCTGGTATCACTCTCCTTTTGCTGGCCTGCTCGTGACAGGTATCATGTTCCTCTTGTTCGAGTGGAAGGTGAGCGAGTTATGCCATCTCCCCTACTTGACCCACGTTGGCACTGGATGCGCGATGCCCTGACGAAGTTGTATCGTGAGATGGACGATGACGCTGCCCCGGCAGCATTGCAGATCATGGTTGTCACTGGTGAGGAAATGATTGCATATGCCATGACACCGGGTGACAGCAAAATTGACAGGCGGATAATTACCAATCCTTCAGCTCTTATTGTTGCTGCTGATATGACCACTGTTGACGTTAGCGTGGACGCGGGGGTGCTCGATGAAGATGCCTGATCTTGTGAAGGCAGCCCAGAAGTACGACTTTGAGCATCGTCCGCATGGACAGAGCTGGCATCGGATAACTGATAGTCAGGTAGAGCGCCTATTGCTTGGGGCGAAGATAGCAAAGGAAGAAGACGAGCAGAGGCGGGGTTCCCCGGCTTCCCCTAGTGACTAAGTCTTTCATCGGCAAGGTACTGAATACTGCGCATCCGATTCCGTTCAACTCGAAGTGGAATCCGCAGAGCGGTCTATACGGTACAGGCGTGCAAGACCGATTTACCATGATGAACGCCATGGGTATGCAGGGTACTCTGTATGCCATTATCCAGTTGCTGTCTACCGGGAGCCAAGCCACCGGCGAATGGCAGATGTTCCGGAAGAACAAAGACGGCCGTGTCAGGTATGCCCCGAATACTGATATCGGTTCAGACCAGCGTCAGGAAGTGCTGAGGCATCAGGCGCTTAGGCTTTGGAACCGACCTAATGACTTCATGACAGGTCCGGAGTTCCGTGAAATTGGCTGGCAGCACATGGAACTCGTGGGCGAATGGTATTGGGTTCTGAACAGGGGGCCAAGTGGAAAATCAATCCCAATTGAGATGTGGCCGGTTCGGCCCGATAGAATGGAGCCTGTTCCGGACCGGGATAAATTCCTGGCAGGATGGGTGTATACCGGGCCAAATGGGGAGGAGGTTCCTCTATCCACGGATGAGGTCATACAGCTTCGTTACCCACACCCCACTGACTTCTACCGAGGTCTCAGTGCAGTTCAATCGATTCTGGTTGATGTCGATGCTGCGAAATACTCCGCTGAGTGGTCAAGAAACTTCTTCCTCAACTCGGCACAGCCGGGCGGTATCGTCACCTTCAGCAAGCGACTGAGCGACGACGAGTTCAACGAGTTCACAGCACGCTGGCGGGAGCAGCATCAGGGGGTTGCCCGCGGTCATAGGGTCGGTGTGCTGGAGCAGGGTGCGCTATGGACGCCGAACACGTACAGCATGCGCGATATGCAGTTCGTGGAAGGCCGCAAGGTAAGCTCTGACATGATCCGACAGGCTTATCGAATTCACCAGGCCATGCTCGGTAACTCAGATGACGTCAACAGAGCTAACGCGCAGACGGCTGAAGAGGTTCACGTTGCCTGGCATGAGATTCCTCGTTTGAAGCGGCAGCGCATAACTCTGAACTCGAAGTACCTTGAGATGTTCGAGGGACCTGACCCTAAAGTTGAGTTTGACTATGACGATCCGAGGCCTAGCAGCGCTAACGACGCAAATGACGAACTGACGGCGAAGAGCACGGCAGCCCAGGTACTCGTGGAAGCAGGCTGGGATCCGGACGAAGTTCTTCAGATGGTCGGTTTGCCTCCGATGAAGTTCATCGGGCCTCCGAAGCAACTGCCAGGTCTCGGTGCCCCGGCTGCCCGTCCGGCACTGCCGCCAGGCGTGCGTCCGCCGAATCAAGAGCCGTCACAAAATGGTATCGATATAGCCGCAATGATGCGCGATGTTTTTGAAGAAGCGCGTCGCGAGAATGGCAGAGGCGGCTATCAATTTACAGACGAGGAAATAGCTGACATCGCACGCAGTCATCAAAACGGCCATAGAGAGAAGGAGTCCATATGAGCCGGCAGACACCTTGGAGGACGACCCGGAGGCAGTGGGCTCTGCATCAGCAGAACAACGACTGGTACCGGATCAGGAACCAGAGCAACGGCGGTCCGACGCAGTTGCATATCTATGACGAGATCGGGTTTTTCGGCGTTTCTGCCATGGACCTGATTCATGAGCTTGCGGACGTTGATGGACCGCTAGACGTTCACATTAGCTCGCCAGGCGGCGAAGTTGATGAGGGCATCACGATTTACAACAACCTCATTGCGCGTAACGAGGTGACGGTCTATATCGACGGCATCGCGGCCAGCATTGCTTCCGTCATCGCCATGGCCGGTAATCCCGTGCTCATAGCGCGGAATGCCCGAATGATGGTTCACGACGGTTTCGCCATGGCCATCGGAAACGCCCAGGATATGCGTGATATGGCTGATCAGCTGGATAAGGCGAGTAACAACATCGCCGACATCTATGCGTCTCATACCGGCAAGCCTGTCTCGTACTGGCGTGAGATCATGAAGGCCGAGAAGTGGTATGACTCTGACGAGGCCATCGAGCACGGTCTGGCTGACCGGCTGATCGACAATGGTGCGGGGGCGCGTGTTCGTGCCCCTGAGACGTCAAATCAGTGGGACATGTCTGTGTATCGTGATGCAGCCTCTGTGCCGTATGTTGGTCGTGAGCAGCATCGCCACATTCCGATGACGACAAGGCACGAACACGATCACGCAGCCTTCGGGGCTGACGACCACGATGACGGTGTTCACATCCATCCGCACAGTCATTCCAACGACGCCAATCACGCGCCGAGCGGCAGTCATGTGCATACTCCAGGCATGGGGCACGAAGGCAGCGAGGGCAGCTTCCGAGTCATGGAGGACAACGCTCACGATGCCATCTTCGGCTGGGATGGTGCGGCGGCTATGGCAGCCTGTCATTCGGCTTCTGACTACAAGCATGTCTGTGCCGGGGAGCGGTCGGAGGGAGACCCGGATTCAGCAGGGCACTGGGCTCTGCCTCATCACAGCGGGCCGAGCTCTGGTCCTGACAAGGGCGGCGTGGTAGCAGCCCTCGGGCGCTGGAACCAGACGCAGGGCCTGAAGAACAAGAGTGCAGCTTTGAGCCATCTCAAGGCGCACGCTAGCGCCCTCGGATTGCCGAGCGGCGATAGCGACAACAAGGCGGGCGGCCCAGACGGGTGGTCTGAAGAGGATCTCGATCGGTTCTCCCGGGAACTGAGAGGAGCACTGTAGTGGCAACATTGAATGGAACCAAGGTTCCGTCTCGGCCCGAGGAATTCGAGGAGTTCCTGGCTGACCCCCAGCAGGTCAAGTCGTTGATGAGCACCCCTGGTCAGTTCCGGGACTTCATCAAGGCGTACGCCAAGATGACGGTCGACAAGGACAACGACCTTCAGGCTCAGATCAAGGAGCAGGTCCAGATCGGCCTGGCCGACTTCATGCGCGAGCAGGGCATGGGCGGCAGCAAGCTGAATTTCAGCAACGGGTCGTCTACTGCCGTGCCGGACTTCAAGTTCGGAATCAACAAGGTCAGTCACGGCAAGGGTGCGGCCTATAACATGCGCAGTCCTGGTGCTCGGCTCGAGCGTGAGCTTGGCAAGGACGACATGTTCGTGGATTCGTCCGAGTTCTTCCAGGCCACCTGGCATCGGCACGAGACCCTCAAGAACGCCTCGGTGTTGAGCAGGAAGCGGAACAAGGCACTTCAGCTTCAGAACAGTTTCGGCTCCGAGGTCCCGGCCGACGGCGGGTTCCTGATTCCCGAAGTTCTGAGGTCGAACATCCTTCAGGTAGCTCTCGAGGACGCTGTGGTGCGCCCGCGAGCACAGGTTATCCCTATGGACAGCTTGCGCGTGCCGATCCCCATGATCGACGTTACAAGCAATGTGTCCAGTGTGTTCGGCGGGGTGGTCTGCTACTGGACCGAAGAAGCTGCGCAGCTCGTGGAGTCGCAGGCTTCCTTCGGCCGTGTCGTGCTGGACGCCAAGAAGCTGACTGGCTACGCGGAAGTCCCGAACGAGCTGCTGGCTGACGCACCGGCGTTCGGTTCGTTCTTCGACACCATCTTCCCGCGTGCCATCGCCTGGTTCGAGGACATCGCGTTCATGACCGGCACGGGCGTCGGCGAGCCGTTGGGCTTCGTGAACTGCCCTGCTTCGGTTCAGGTGGCGGCACAGGCCGGGCAGGCAACCCATACCATCATCTGGGAAAACGTGATCGGCATGTATGCGCGCATGCTGCCGACCGCGCTTGGTCGCGCTGTGTGGATCGCGAGCATCGACACGTTCCCCGAGTTGGCGACCATGGCCCTGTCAGTGGGTACTGGCGGTGGCCCGGTCTGGATGGGCAACTACACGAACCCCGGTACGAACACGCCTCCGGTGACTATCCTGGGTCGGCCGGTGTTCTTCACGGAGAAGACGCCGCCTTTGGGCACGTCCGGCGACATCAGCTTCGTGGACTTCGGCTACTACTTGATTGGTGACCGCCAGGTCATGCAGTCGATGTCCAGCGAGCACTACAAGTTCCAGAACGACAAGACGGCGTTCCGCGTGATCGAGCGTCTGGACGGTCGTCCCTGGATCCAGTCCCCGATTACCCCTCACAACAACTCGGCCAACACCCTCACCCCGTTCGTTCAGCTGGCGAGCAGGTAGTCATGTCTTGGTTCAAGGTCTCGGCAACGCAGTACGTTAATGAATCTGGCGTGCAGCTTAACGCTACCGCGACTACCGTCACCTTGACACCGGCTTATGCTAGTGCTCCAGCGGTAGTTCTTAACGGCACCTATGGCAGTCAGGCAGCAGCGAATGCTGCCATGCTCTCGATCATGGAGGCAACTCATGAGCGAGTTCTTGACCCAGCGAACCTAGTGGAGTAGGAGGTCGGCATTAACACCCCGACCACCGAGTTAGCAAAAGTGCAGTAACGCCCACTTCCAAGGAGGAAGTTAGTCATGGCAGGTATGGAAGTCCTCGGTCGTAACGCCAACGTCATCCCCGTCGCTTCGGGGCAGCCCTTCAAGATGCGTGAGGCAAGTTCGGCACTCGTCGTCGTGACCGGGACGACAACAACTTCGGTCTCGATTTCGGAGGCTGCTGGTTTCGCCGGTACGCCGCAGAGCCTGGCTTGCATCAAGAACATCTACTGGTCTTCAGCCAGCAACGGAACAGCAGCCTGGAACAAGGTTACGTTTGTTCCTGGTGTGGTCGTCGCCGGAGTTTACCCGACCGGGATTCCGTCTCAGACATTCCTGTTCAGTGCCCTGAACACCTTCACCGGCGGAGTGGCTGCGATGGTGGCATTCACGTTGTTCACGGCAGAGCTATCAGACCCGTTCAACTACCTCATCGTCACCATGGGCGGCGCGGGCGGCGTGGTTTGCTCGGTCATCCTGTCCGATCTCGTTCATCAGCGTGGCCCGGCCAACATGGCAGTTCTGGCGGCCTGACATGACAGCCAAATATGCACTCCGGGCCGTGGATATGCCGCATGGCTACGCCGACCCGGGAGTAACTCAAGTCAGCGTCGGGAAGGCGCTTCCACAGGGAAACACGATCAGCTTGTTCACGGTCGTTGGTACGATTCAGTGTGACCTGAACGGTGTTGTCAGTACCCTGTTCGGTGCGACGACGAAGCTGTCGATCGGCGTCACTGGTGCTTCGGGTGCGATCGCTTCCGTTCCGGCGGCTGGGACGATCGGGGCTGTAGGTGGTGTCATTTCTATGCCGCAGTCTCTAGGGGGTGTACTTCCGGCTTACATCAATGCTAGTGGTCATCCTGCTTCATTGTACATGATGGAGATTTCGAATACCGTCATTACCTTGACTGCTGACACCTCAACAACCGGCAATATCACCTGGATCATGAACTGGGTGCCCCTGGCTACTGCGGCCAACTCACCTGGTGCTAGCGTCACTACCAACTAGGAGGCGTCATGGCTAAGATCGCAAGCGGTGATGGGCCGAGCAGTGCCGACGTTGTAAAGGAAGTAACACTTCTAATTCAGCAAGGCAAGGTCAAGCCCGGAACCAATAAGCTTCACGAGTGGACAGTATGGAAGGTGTCCTGATGTTCTGGGACTGCCCGAAGTGCGGGACCAAGGAGCTGTACCCGGACATCCAGACATGTCCGGTGTGCGGGACATCTCAACCCTCGAACGTGCCTGCGGCCCCTGCGGGACAACCGGAAGCTAAGGATACGACGTCATCCTCGGCCTCCGTGGTAACCGATGATAGCGGGTCGCAGGCACCCAAATCAACTACCGGATCAACCACCGACACAACTTCCAAGTCAGGAGGAAAGTTATGGGTCGAATCAACGAGTCCGGCCCTAGCGTCGATGCTGCTGACGAGGCAAGGCCGTCAAGCCCTCCGCCGAAGTCTGCGGCCAAGGAAGATCATGTCGCCTACGCAATTCGTATGGACATGGATCGGGCGCTTGCCGAGACCTTGACCAAGGAACAGCTCATCGAGTGGCACTCAGGATCAGGAGGTGTATCATCAGCTGGTACCAGCTCCTCGACATCAGAAAGCAAGCAAGACAAGAGTGGTCCTTCTACTGGGACCGACCCCCAGTCGCCTGTCCCCGATGCGGAGAACCTCTCAGACAAGGACCCACAAGCCAGGCAAGCCTCCTCTTCTGCCTCTATGACGGGTGGCAGTGGCCACGCGACTTCATCCGTCCGCCAGAGCCAATCGGACTCTTCGGAGGGATCAGCTCAAGCGAAGGAAGCTACTCCGGGCCAACCATCTGACCCAAAAGCGACGTAGCCGGGTATAGCGAGGCTAGTCCGGCTGCTGGAGGATTCCTTACTGGACTCTAGGTACAACTAAATAAGCCATTCCCACCGGATAAGTACCGGACGCCAAGACAGCAAGGGACAGGAATGTCAACCCTCTATCTCCCAGCGTACTGCACACGGGAGCAGGTTCGTCGTGCTCTCGATGTAAAGCAGGCAGCTTACAACAACGTGAACGTTGACCGTGCCCTCATGGCAGGCGTTGACGCGGTAGAGGAACTGACGCAGCGTAAGTTCTTCGTGAACAATACAACGCGTCAGTTTGACTGGCCGAATTATCAGTATGCGTATCCTTGGCGACTTTGGCTCGACCAGCATGAGATGGCTGGGCAGCCCACTCTTGTCACCACCGGCAGTCTTTTGCCGTCGCCGATTGTCATTCCGCCCGGCAACTACATCATGCGCCCGGTAAACGACGGGCCACCGTTTACATTGCTGGAATTGCGCCGCGACAAGAACTCGGCTTTTGGATACAACGACACGCCGCAGCTTGATATAGCCATAACAGGTCCGTTCGGATACTGGGCAAAGACAAGGCAGACTAGCTGTCTTTTTACCTCAGCTGTCGGAGCTACAGACGCAACCGTAGCGGTTAGCGACGGGATATCTGTTGGCGTCGGAGACATTCTGATCGCTGACTCTGAGAGCATGGTTGTTGTTGACTCTGCATATTCTGATACTGGTATCACATTCAGTGGTTTGTCAACTCCCCAGGCTTCTGATAACCAGGTGGGAGTCCCTGACGGAACAAAATTCACTAGTGGGGAAGCTCTTCAGATTGACTCTGAATGGATTCTCGTTCTTAGCGTTCAGGGTAACACTCTTAATGTGAAGCGGGCATATGACGGCTCTGTGCTGACGTCGCACACTGGGGGTACCATATGGGCTAGGCGCGTGCTTAGCGTGCTACGCGGCCAGCTAGGCACCACGGCAGCAACGCACAGCACCAGCGTGGTTCTGTCGATCAACGCAGTGCCCGGCTTGATACAGGAGCTCGCGCTTGCTGAAGCTATTGTCTGGATTACCCAGGAGCCGAGTGCCTTCTCGTTTGGCATGCTCAGTACATTGTCTAGCTCTGCGAACGTTGTCGGGGGTACCGGCCATGGTCAGCAGCGTGAGCCTACGCCTGGTCTCGGACTATATGACATCCGCCAGATGACCATGAATAGCAAGTACACTCGCAAGGCAAGGACGCGGGTGATCTAATGAAAAAAGTATTCTGGCTTATACCAGTCGGACTGATATTTCTTACGGTGTGGTACTATCATCAGTGGCAGCACTGGATTGCATATGCGACTGGGAGTTACAACACTCAAGGTACTGCTCACAACTATAACGCTTTCTCTGGATCATTTTCGGACGTGGGAGAGGTCACTCTTCTTTTCAGTGTAATCACAGCCTTTACCCTTATCTGGCGATCACACACCTGCAATGCGAAGTGGTGGTGCTGGAGACATCCGCATCACACACTAGATGGGACGCCATATAAGTTCTGTTCTGTGCATCATCCTGATGACGTACCCACAGTTAAGGAAGCGCTAGCAACGGCTGGAGGATCGAATGGGAATTGAAATAACTGTTAACGCTAGCGGCCCGGTATTCGATGGTATGGCTGAGATGGAGGTAGAGCGATATGCCAGACATGTCGAAGACGTACTGGGAGAAGACGGCCAGGCAAGAATTCGAGCTTACCTTCCTACCCAGTATATGTATCTCGGTCACTCAGGGGGTGATCCTCGTCACAATCCTGTTCCTCCCAATGCAGGTGCTCTCGCAGCCAGTGTCATCCCCGAGAGGCAAGTTGCCGACAGAGTAGTAATTCGTGGAGACCGGGTTACCTACGGGGCCTGGATAGAAGGTATTGACGACAAGAATTTTGTTACAAACCCAGAGAGACTGGAGAGAGGTCTCTCTGGGCGTTTCCCAGGTTACCATACATTCCGTATTATAACTCAGACCCTTAACGACGAGGCAGAAGCTATAGCGCTTCGCGAGCTTCCGCCGTATCTACATGCAATGAACTCTTAGGAGGAACAATGGAACTGAAGTGTCTGTCGTGCATCGTCCAGCAGATGCAGTTCGCTGTCCAGCAAGCTCTGGGTAATCACCAGGGTGAGGAGCTTCCAGTAGTCAATGACGCCATCACGCTTGCTCCTGCCTGGCAGCAGAAAATGGTCGGTATGCAGATGGTCATGGCGTGCATTTCTGTACCTGTCTGTGGTACGCACCTCGAGGTTGCTGAAGTTCCTCCGGAGCAGCAGGCTCTTCTGGGCGGCAAGCTTCTAGCTGGAAGAATTGATGGGATTGAATAATTTCAATGACGCGGCTGTCAATGCCGTGTTCGACAGAATTGTCAGCTACTCGCTGGCTAGTGGTCGGTTTGACCATGTGAATCAGCATGAGCCGAAGAACGCGCCTGGTGGCGGATTGTCTGCTTCTATATGGATTCAGGCTATTAGACCGCTAGGAAAGACTAGTGGCTTGTCAGCTACTAGCGGGCTTTTGTTGTTGAATCATAGAATTTACACAAGTTTTCGTTCGCAACCGTACGACATGATTGATCCGAGTGTAACTGCTGCTACATGTGATCTTATGGGAGCACTTTCTGGTGACTTTGAACTTGGCGGCATAGCTGGCGTGCGAGCTGTTGATTTGCTTGGAATGTCTGGTACAGCTTTGAACGCTACTTCTGGCTATGTTGAGATTGACCGCAATATATACCGAGTTATGACGACTATAATTCCGATAATAATCAACGACATGTTCAGCATGGCTGCGTAGGAGGAGATATGGCGGCAAAGACTACTGGCCTAGGAGATGGCTTCTTGGTCAACGGATACGACTTGTCAGGTAACGTTTCGTCACTGGACAAGATCAGTGCCCCGATCACGCTGATCGACGTGACGACCCTGAACAGGTTTGCGCACGAGCGAATTGCTGCTCTCCGTGACGGAGCTATGAGTTTCACTACGCAGTTCTTGCGTACGAACCTCGGGGTTACCGTCACTACCCCTGGCGTCCCGGCTTCTGGCACTCCTCTTGTGAGTACGTATACCTGGCCGGTGTACGTGACGATCACTGGCGGCACGATGTCAGCTGTCGTGATTAATGGTGCGACAGTAGGTTCAGGAGCTGGTAACTATGTGATTCCTGCTCAAGGTACCATCACTCTTACATACACTGTCGCTCCGACTTGGGCATGGAGTTTCACTCCTCCGGTACCGGCATCTACCGTGGCATTCCAGAATATATTCAACTGGGATGTGGCTGTAACGATAACAGGCGGCACCATGTCCAACGTCGTGATTAACGGGGTGTCTGTCGGTACAGGAGCCGGTACGTACATTCTACCGCAGCAGCAGTACATAACGCTCACATACTCTGCCGCCCCTACTTGGGTCTGGAATACTCTCGGGGCTGAGCATGATGTTCTGAAAGCCCTGTACGCAATCGCTCCGGCTGTTGTTCCTGCGACATATCTCAGGGGGCAGTTGCTAGGCAATCCGGCCGCGTGCATTAGTGCAAGGCAGACAGACTACGACCCGACGCGTGCCAATGAAGGTTCTATCACTTTCAAGGTAGACTTGATCGGCAATCAGTTCGGACTGGAGTGGGGTGTCCAGGTAACTAACGGTCAGAGGACTGACGTTGCTGCTACAATCGGAACATTCTTTGATCAGGGGGCACCTGTCACGACAATATTCGGGTGCCAGGCTTATCTTCAGCTTCTGGGATTTATCGGCACGTCGGTGGATGTCTCTATCACGCATTGCGCCACGTCGGGCGGTACGTATACATCTCTAGTAGATTTCGGTGCACAGAATGCTGTCGGGGGATTCCGTCAGGCTATGGTCGGATCAGTTAACGAATTCGTCAAGGTCGTTACGACAGGCACATTCACGTATGCAAGATTCAACGTAGTGCTTGTCCGCAATCAGGTTCAGGTGAACTTCTAATGTCTAGGATTCCAAACATGCTGCAAGGTTCTTTCGATCAGAGCAGGGGTCGAATTCAACCGCTCATGATGCCGAGGGCTTATAAAACATACTCGATCAGTGCCCCTATGCGTACCCACTGGCGCTCGGCTAGCTGCGAGGAATACGAGTGTGACGATTTCCTCAAGGGGTTTATCACGACAGTGGATATGACGACTGATCTAGGCCAGAAGCAGTTTCATTATCTGAGCCACGACCGTACTCGGACATACCGTATGGAGCAGCTGAACATATATGTTGTTCAGTTTATTTACGGACCAGGCAATCGATGCTTCAGGTCTGACGAACACAGAATTCCTACAGGGCGTCCTGCGCGTTACCTTGTTGTAGGCGGAGACTGGCGTGGTAACCCAGAGCGCTCAGGCAGGATTCACAGGTGTGCAGAGGATTGGGTAGACGACAACGCAAATCATCTCATCAAACTGCAAGATGTAATCAAGAGAGGTTAACATGGCTAAGACCAGCGGACTCGGCGGCGTGGTTGGCGTGTCGACAGCAGCTGTCGGCATCGGAACTCCGAACGACATCTCAGTAGACGTCACGAACTGGAGCTTCACGACACCTCGTGCAACCCAGGACGTTACCGGCGTCAACAAGTTTGCGAACGAGCGCATCCTGGCTCTCGCTGACTTCACCATCACCATGAACGGCGCATTCGATCCTGCGGCGAACCTAGAGCACGCCGTGTTCTCGACGGTACCGTCGTCGACAGCACCGAGGACGTGTCTCGTCTGCCCGATCAGCAACGGGTCTACGGTGACGGTGCCGGTGTCGCCGTACTTCCAGGTGAACGTGATCCTGACCGACTATCAGATCACACGAGACAATACCGGCGCTATCACGTATCAGGTGCCGGGCAGTATCTATGACGGCAACAACGTTCAGTGGTTCTGACGACGACGACGCCGAAGGTACTGAATACCAAGCGTTATCAATGCGCCCGGTACTACAAAAAATACTGCTAGTATAGCGGTTCCGATCAAGATGTGGAATAGTTCTAGCAACATGCCAGCCTCCTAGGTTTAGGGCCAAGTATACCTTATGCCAAGGGATCACAAACATAGAAAGGGGAAGGCAATGGGATTTCGTCCAGAGCCAACCGTATACAGCCTCGTCTTTGGAGAGGACACGCCGCTACACGGGCTTCATGTGCGAGCTTCAGCCTGCTCGGTGAAGGAGTACAACTCGATCCTTAAGGCAGCAGTGGGCACTGAGTCTGAGTGCATTATCTGCGAAGGCGACAGGGAGATCTTCGATCCTGTGAAGGACGAAAAGGTCGAATGCCCGGCTTGCCGAGGCAAGGGCGTCATTCGAGGCGGTATCAACGCACAGACTCTCGAGGATAACGACACGATCCTGGACCTCTTCGCAAACCACCTCCTCTCGTGGGATCTAGAAGACCTTGCCGGGCAGGCGGTTCCTTGCTCGCGAGAAGGGATTGACAGCCAGGAGCGTGGCTTGGTGGCGCTGGTTATCCAGCAATGGCAGGCAGCCCTGGTGTCTGTCCCAAAAAGCTCGAAGACGCCATCTACGACTGGGTCGACTTCGGAGGAGAAGTCACTCAATCTGGGGAGTATATCTCAAAGCCCCCCGAGCTAGAAGAGGCGGAAATCGTTATAGGTCTCTGCGATAGATTTCATTGTCTGCCTAGTCAGATACTGGATGAAAGTGCAGAGGTGATCAGAATGCTCAAGATCGTAGCACTGACTCAACCTGAAGGACCGGAAGGACCAGACGATGGCTATTAGCAAAGGATACGGATCAGACACACTTGGTGTCAGTGCTTCCATACCGATGACGGATGGTGGCCGCGAGACTACGGTATTCAACATCCGTAAGTGGACGCCAGATCAGATGGCTTTCGTGGCCAGAAAGATCGACGAGGATCTTGTCGCTCTCGTGCTCAGCGGTCAGAAGACTCTGCAACCGAGACATTTCCTGTGGGCTAGGGTTGCCCCGGAAGAGGTACACGAGTCGTACAGCAACCTCATCACCACGGCCGGATGGGCACAGCTATTCAAGTCAATTCTTGGTGGCTCGCCGACCTTGTTCTCTGCCACTGTCGGGCGCATCGGGGTTGGAACCGGGACTACTGGTGCTGTGTCCTCGGATACAGCCCTCGGCTCCGTAGCCAGCATGACCGGAAACAACTGGATTCTGTGCGGTGCTGCGCCTACAAACTCAACCGCGGCAACTCCATGTACCTCTATCTTTGTGGCAACATACGGAGCTACGGCAGCGGTCGGAGCTTGGAGCGAGTTCGCGGTTGACCAGGGCACTGCTTCGGCCGGGCCTGTCGTCACTGCTACCGCGCCGATGATGAATCATACCGTTCAGAGTGCTGGGTTCTACGGAACCAAGGCAGGCGGTACCTGGACAGCTACCGCAACCCTCAGCTTCACTTAGGGAGAGGCAATGGCACAGCAATCATGGTGTAACCTGCTCAATAAGGGTGCTCCGTGGCAGACAGCTCAAGGTGCGGTGCTCAACACTGCTACAACTGCCGTTATCAGTCCTCAGGCCCCTACCGGCCAGGATTTCATGCTACCCGGCCAGGACAATGGTCTTCAGTGGTATGCAGGTATGAGCTTGCGTGTTCGGGCGCGCGGGACAGCCACGACCGGGGCCACGACGGCGAACTTCACATGGGGTCTTGCTATCGGTGTATCTGGAACGCTGGCCACGGTGCTGGGGACGACAGCAGCCGTGGTCATGGGTGCAACTTCGCTAGGGCCGTTGGCCTGGAGACTAGAGGCCGGTATCGACTGTCAGGCGGTCGGATCAACGGGTAATACCATAGAGTGTGACGGTCACGTGATCATCGGTAATTCTACTACTCCCGCACTTGTTACGGCCAACGCCGTGATGATCAATATCCCGTTCACGAATACGGCATTCAACACATACACGCAAGGCACCTGTATCGGACTGAAGGGTACTTTGTCGGCAGCGTTCGGGTCTTATCAGTGTAACCACTTTGCAGTTGAGCAGATCAGCTGAGGAAGGCTTTAGCCCCAACGGGGAGGTGACTGGCAGTGACCTGGACCGCTGTCGGTATCCTTAATTCGGTCACCGCCGGGGTGAGCGGACGGTGACATTCGCCCAGGTCGGCAGCGCCTTCTTTTCCGCAGGGCCTAGCTCTTTCTCGCTAACCCCGCATGCTATCGGTGACCTTATCCTGGTCGAGGTTATCAATACCAATAGCACGTCTGTCTCCGCGACTGCGCTATCCAGCACTAATGTCACCTGGCAGAAGTTCGGCACCACCCTGACCGGGGTCACCAACAGCGGTGAGACCGCAGCCTTTTTCGCCGGGCGGGCGACCGCAGCCAGCGCAGCGACGGTGACCGTCACCTGGAGCGGTACTGCCCCGCTGGTCGGCGTGCTTATCGGCGGCAAGGAATACAGCTCCACCCTGGGTTCCTGGGTTCTGGACGTTCAGGGCAATCTGGACGCCGGGGGTACATCCTTCTGGCCCAGCCTGACTCCCAAGGTAGCGGGGGAGCTGTACTTCGGGCTTGCTTTCGACTCGCTGTCAAACGCCACGGCTGGCAGCACAAGCGGTTTCACGTACGCCGTTAATAGCGGGCTGACAGGCGGCGTGGCTGATGATCCATCGTGCCCGGCGTTCGCGACCGGCCCGCAGTGGGGCGACAGCGGCCAGGCGTTCGGCATTGCCGCCCTGGTGCAGGAAGCCGTCAGCTTCGATGCCGTAGGCCCCGCTGCTGGCGCGGGTATTACCAACACCGTGAGTCCTATCACCTGGACTCACGTCAACAACGGCAACGCCATCATCGTCGCGGTTATTATCGGCACGCAGAGCGGCAATCCGGTCACGGCGGTCACCTACGGCGGCGTGACGCTGCCGCTGATCAAATTTCAAGCGACTTCCTCGTCGGCGGCAGGTAGCGCGCAATACGGGCTGGTCAGCAATACTCTGCCGCAGGGCTCCAATACTGTCTCGGTCACGTTCACTGGCAGCACCAACGACATTATCTGCGGGTCGGTTTCGCTGCTGGGGGCTGGTAGTCTCGGCACTCCGGTAAGTACCGGTCCCGCTGCTGGCACGTCGGTTTCTATCTCAGTACCGGGAACCACTACCGGCGGAATGATAGTCGCATCGTCCAGCTACGGCGGCGGCACGGGTGGCGGCACGTTCAGCGGGACGAACAGCGTCACCGTTCGATGGCAGCTCTCCGTCTCATCAGCCTTTAACGGCGACAATGGAGTTGAGGGCACCGTTCCGTCTACGGGCGGCGGATCAGCACAAACGGTAGGATTTAGCACAACCGGCGCGAGTGATAACTGGGCACTTGTGGCGGTAGAGGTTTTGCCGGGCGGCGGCGGCGGCACGTCTCCGCCGCCAGTGCCCTCTTCGCGAGCCATCCCGCCCGGCCGCTTGTCCCCTATGGCTTTCCGTCTTCGAAGTTCTCCCTCGGTTTCGGACATTGTTTCGTCTAGTATAAATGTAAATCTTTCTGATTCTGGTACAGGTTCTGACTCGCTGAGTGCAGATGCCGCGATACCACTTGCTGATTCCGGTGTTGCTTCAGACTCTTTGCTGGTTGGCGTACCTCTTGCAGAGTCGGGTGCTGGGTCTGATTCGCTTAGTACAGCCGCAGCAGTATCCCTCACAGATTCTGGTATAGGTTCTGACTCTATAGTTGCTGGAATCTTGCTTTCTGATAGCGGGGTCGGCTCAGACTCTCTAGTAGCTGCTGTACCTATCGCCTTGGCTGATTCTGGTACTGGTTCTGACTCGCTTGCAGTTGGCGTACAGCTTCCTGAATCAGGGGCTGGCAGTGATGTGCTAACTACAACAGCGGCATTGCCACTGGCGGATTCAGGGATAGGGTCAGACTCACTTATTGCCGGTATCTTGATGGCTGATAGCGGAGTTGCTTCCGACACGCTGACAACTACGGCTGCTATACCACTGGCAGAATCTGGTACTGGAGCAAGCTCTCTTGTGGTGGGCGTACCCCTCGTGGATAGCGGTGCCGGTTCGGACTCTCTTGTCGCTGCTGTTCCGATTGCCTTGGCAGATAGCGGATCTGGTTCTGACTCACTCGCCATTAATGTGCTATTGCCAGACTCAGGCTCTGGTTCTGACGTGCTGACCACGACGGCAGCGCCAGTTCTTAGTGACTCTGGATCTGGTAGTGACGCGCTAGCCATTGCCGTTCCTCTTGCCGACTCTGGTTTGGGAAGCGATACCCTCGCTGCTCCTGCGGCTATACCGCTTGCAGATTCTGGCGCTGGCTCGGACTCGTTGTCAATACAGACCCCAGGTGCAGCCACGCTTAATGATAGTGGTACGGGAACTGACTCGCTTAGCATTGTTGTCTCGATGCCGCTTAACGATAGTGGTACTGGTAGCGATTCCCTAGGCACGCTGGCGCAGATATCACTTGCTGATCTTGGCAGTGCTTCAGATGCGCTCGCGACTAACGCGTTGATAGCTCTTGCTGACAGCGGTACGGGCACAAGTTCCTTGGCGGTTAATGTACGTCTTACCGACTCCGGAGTTGGGGCAGATTCACTCGGTATCGGTGTAGCGTTTGCTGATTTCGGTTTTGGTACTGACTCGTTTACTGTGTCGGCTACGATACTGCTATTGGAATTTGGGTTCGGTTCTGACTCGTTGTTTATTGGCGGGAAGAATCTCCCTGGTTCAGCAACTGCATTTAACCTGATCACTAATCGGATTATCGTGTCTAACGCTGCTTCCAGTACGGTTATCGCTTTGGACAAGCTATATCAAGAAGCTGTGCCAGGAAACTCTTCGCTTGTTGTTTCTGCAAGCAACAAGTCAGTCAATAATGCTACGGCGGTGAACAAACTATGAACTCATATATGAGCGGGTCTCTTGTTACCGAGACTGCCACCTTCCTTAATGCGGCAGGGCAGCCTACTGACCCGACATCGGTAACTCTGAAATACAAGATCGGGGCAGGGGCTATCCAGACACTAACATATCCTTCCAATTTGACAAAGGTGTCAGTTGGGACGTATTCAAACAACTTCGACACGACAGGGTTTGCCGGGCCTGGCTTGCTACTATACACGATGGAGTGGATAGGTACCGGCGCGGTACAGGCAATAGTTCCAGATTTCTTCACTGTTTACCCGCCGGAGCTGTGATATGGCTAACGAAGTCGAAATCATTATCACGGCCAGGGACTTGAGCGGGCCTGCCTTCGCTGGGGCGCTGGCTAATATGGAAGCGCTGAAGCGGGCTGCTAAGGATCTGAGGGGCGACTTCGAGAAGATCGGCAACTTTAAGATTGATGTACCAGGGGCTACGCAGTCTTTGATACAGATACGCTCGCGTATGCAATCCCTGGGTATTGCCGACATAGCGGACGTAAACATTCCTCAAGGACGCATTGTTACTCAGCTGAACATCTTGAAGCGTCTGATTCAGCAGGCTAAGATTGCTGACTTGCTAGCATTCAACATTGATCAAAGCGACCTCACCAGTCAGCTTGGCAAGGTTGCCGCTATCACGGAAACCATTCCTCTAAACTTTAAGCTCGGAGACATACCGAAGCTACCGACAACAGTTGGTTATACAACGACAATGGCAGCCGCATCTGCTACGGCTGCTGGTGCTGGTTCTGACCCGCTGCTCGGGGCTACAGATAACCTAGCTCAAGACACTGTTCGTCTGGACGACACAACTCGTGTTCTAATTGCTGCAACATCACCTTTGGTTCCTGCCACTATTAATCTCACTAACGCAACCGAAGATCTGATTAGTGCAACTCGTGCTTTGACAACAGCCACGCTTGCAGAGAAGGGTGGCAGCTCGCAAAGTCTCATAATGCCGCAAATTCCTACGGCAGGGCCTTCTGCACCAATAAGTCTTGCATCTCGTGTCATGAATCCAGTAGGGGGTTTGGACCCGAATCTTATAGCGAGGGCTAATACAGCACTTGGAATATATAGTACAGATGCCCTGAAGGCATCTATGGCTAATTTGACGATGTCCAATACGCTGGCCAATGCTAACGCCAATCTGGCCATAATGAATATGAGCTCTCTAAAGGCCGGGCTAGCAGCGGCAGGTTTCGGCAATCAAGCTCACGGGGCAGCAGCCGGAGCAGCGGCTCTCGGTGCAGCGGCAGGAGCGGCTGCTGGCGGCGGGGGAGGCGGTGGCGGAGGTGGGGGAGGAGGAGGAGGCCTGGCAGGCATGGCAGCCGGAGCCGGGGCGGCTGGCGGTGCCTTCAGACTGTGGGGTGGTTGGCTAGGGGGCACTGTCGGGCATATCGGTCTTCTGCACCTCGCTATTGACGCCACTGCGGAGTCCTTGATAGCTATATTGACAGCCGCAGCCGCAGCGGCTATCGGCCTTGCCGCCATGGCACCGACTGCACAGGACATATATCTGCATCTACAGAACTTGAACACAGTAACGAGTGCTCTTGGGACTAGTGTACCCCCATTGACAGGGGCATTCCAAAATCTCTCGGACAGCCTTAAGCCGCAAGTAATCGGGATATATGGCGGTGCGCTTCAGGTTCTGAACAAAAACTCTGGGGTGCTTGGCCAGACTGCCCATTCTGTGACTGACCTGTTCAGTACATGGACAGCGAAAATAGTTATATGGTCTCAGGCTCAGGGTGGTGTAGGGAAGCTTCTGCAGAGCGGGGTTGGATATCTTAGCCAGTTTGGCAGCATTGTAGGAGACGTTCTTACCGCCATCAACAACTTGATCAAGTCTGACCCCGGCATTGCTCACTTCTTGCTAGATTTTATTGGCGGAGCAGCTAAGCTTCTAGACCTTATCACGAAGCTACCAAGTCCTCTTCTTGAAGCTGGCCTAGCCCTACATGGAGTCTATCTTTACGGAAATGTTGCAGCCGGAGTTCTTGGCAGGATGATAACTCTTGTTCCTGGCCTCGATAAAGTAGGCAAGACGATCAGCAAGGGGTTTGGTATCGGCGTTCTGTTCTCTACGCCTGGTATTCTTGCAGCGGTAGCCGCAGGGATTGCATATATAGGATATCAGTCTGATCAAGCTGACCCGAAAACCAAGAAGTTTATAAGTGACACAGAAGCTGCCCTTAATAGTCTTCCGGCTAGCCAGGCTTTCGGGCAGATCGGTACAGACATTAATCTTTATCATCAAAAGGTTCAGGACGCTTTTTCGAGTGCTTCTCTAAATCAGATAGCTAATTACCAGACGTCAGTCAAGGGTATGGGCGTCGGCATAGCTGATTATTTCAAGTCGGTAGCTGGCAGCGTGAACAAGGTTATGGGAGATATTGCTTCTGGTCATTACAAGTCTCAGCTACATGATATAGCAGCCGCATGGGATAACTTGTTCAGTAATTCAGGAGCTGCTTCCGAGCAAGCTGGAAACAATGTCGCGCTTTATAACAAGCATGTTCAGGCATTGATCGGAGAGAGCGCGAATCTTACGCAGGTAGAGCTAGGCCTCGTGGGCGCTGGAAACTCTGTTGCTAATGCCCAGAACCTTATGGACCAAGCTGGAGTACGAGCTAATGATTCGTATGCGGTTATGGTCCAGAAGGTGAAGCAGCTTATTAATGGCTATATGAATCTTGGCATCGGTGTCGGACAGACAGCAGCCGCTATGAACGCGATGAACTTTAGTACCGGGCAGTCGGCAAACGTACTTGGGTCTCTTGACCAGGATATCTCTAAATTTACCCAGGCCGAAAGTCAGCTATTCGGAGTTCTAATCGGCGGGGAACAGAATATGTTTTCATTCCTCGGCGGAATACAGACACTTGGAACTGATGCTGCTGTATCCGGGGCAAACCTTAATAACCTGACAGACAAGACTGGGAATCTTAATGCCGCGAGCTTGAAGCTTGGTAATGACCTGTATGGCACGGTACTTCCGTCTGCCGAGAGTTTTATTAACGCGCTCCAGATGCAGGCTATTAGTTCGGATAAGCTTATCCCAATTGTGGCAACTGTTGCGGGAAATATCCTCAAGTATGCCGGTAATAGTGACGCGGCAAAGCAGTCTGTTGTTGATCTAATCAATAACGCGCTTGGTCCAGGTACAGTTTCTATGCAGAGCCTTAACAAATGGGTTGGTAATAACTCTGTTTCTATCAGTACATTTTCTAAAGATGTTTACAAGGCCCAGCAGAATGCTAGCAGCCTAGCTGGTGTCATGGATGCGCAGCTAGTCCCGCAAATGAAGTCTGCATTTCTAGAAGCATCTAATCTTCATCCGGCAATGGTGCGTTGGTTCACAGATGTAATTCAAGGCTCTCAGAATACCGCAGCGGGTCAGCGTGACAGGCAGACCTTGATCAATGACATTATTACGGCTGGCCGGGCTGCTGGCGACACCAAGGGCCAGATTGCCACAATGATCGCTGAGGTACTAAGAATTCCGCGAAGCGTTGCCCTTCAGATCGTCGCGCAAGCCAGCGGGTCTGGCGGTGTGATGGTTACCCCGAGCACTGGTGCCCCTGGGGCCAAGAACTATGCTGTGTACTTCAAGCCAGCCGCGAAAGGCGGCATTGTACCAGGATTCGGTGGCGGCGATCAGCATCCGTACTTGCTGGAAAGTGGAGAGGTTGTCGTCGACAAAGATAGAGCTCGCGCTAATGCCCATGTACTCAAGGCTATGGGTGTTCCAGGCATGGCTGGCGGAGGCCTTGTAGGTATTCCTAGGGGCGGTAGCCTATATCGGATGAATGCCGAAAGTCCTCTCGGAGTTGACCTTTCCAATGAGATGGCAGATAATCTAAAGGCTGAGACGCATGCACAAATTGCTGCGATTAACGCGGCAATCGCGGCAGCGCAGGCAGCGACTCTGGCTAACGCATTTCCTGCTTCTGGATTGCCCCTTGGTTCTGGTCCGCTGAGTTCTTCTGCGGCCGTGGCGCAAGCGTTCGCAAGATCTATCCTTTGGGCCTATGGCTGGAATATGGGACAGTGGCCGTATGAGCTAGCACTGTGGAATCAGGAAAGCGGCTGGAACTCTTATGCCGTAAACCCGAGCAGCGGGGCTTACGGCATCCCGCAAGCACTCGGTCATGGGCATCCGTACAATCTCGGCGATTATCAGGCACAGATTCGCTGGGGTGACGCATATATCTCCGGGCGATACGGAAATCCAGCGAACGCCTGGGCTCACGAGCGCGCTAACAACTGGTATGACAATGGCGGATGGATTAAGCCTGGCTGGAATGCTATGTATAACGGTACCGGACAGCCAGAACATCTTGTTCCTTCTAAGGGTGGTAGCACAATTACACTAGAAGTTATATCTGGCGGTAACAGTGAATTCGAGCAGTTTATGCTCACTATGATGCGAAGATTTGTTGTCGTAAAGGGTGGCGGCAATGTTCAGCGTACGTTCGGGAGGCGTTGATGGTTACCGTATTCCCGGCTAATGTGCTCGGCATAAAGACCGAGCTCTTGATCAACGGGACTTGGACAGACATTACCAACTATCATTATCAGAGGAATGACACTGTATTGACTGGGTTCGGTCGTGCGGACTGGACTAGTTCTATGCAGGCTTCCCAGGTTACCTTGACACTGAATGGCACTGGCGGGCGTTTCACGCCAAAGGATTCTAATGGGGCTTACTACCCTTACCTCGTAAGAAATCAGCAGATACGAATATCAATTAACTCAGAGTCTAGTTCTCTTTCTGTATATAACGGATACAGGTTTTGGGGAGAGGTTTCTACATGGCCGTTGCAATGGGATCCAACTGGAAATGATGTTTATGTTGATATTATAGCCTCAGGTGTATGGCGTCGAATATCTCAAGGAAACGTTACTGTCGGCAGTCCATTCAAGAACTATGTTCTTAGCTTGACGCCGCAAGCATACTGGACCATGGAGGATGGCAGCGGATCAACATCATTCGTACTCACTGGCGGCACCGGGGTAAATGCCACGATTATAAGCTCGCCATCTTTCTCGGCAGATGGCACCAGCTTCCCGGGATCGAATGCTCTTCAGCAATTTAACAGTGCTAGAACTACAATGAGTACTTCTGGCGGGACAGCAACAAATAACGTCGTCTGGTTTGCTTTGTCAGTACCAGCCGGAGGAGACTCTAATGCTGGCGCAAGCTCGTGGGATATAATCGAAGTAGATACTTCAGGAACTGTCGCTACGCTGACATGTTTCCTAAATCATACCGGGACGCTAACAATTCAAGGTCAGAACTCTGGCGGGACGATTATTTTTACGTCTACGACTACGACGAATGTTCAGGGCACTCCGTATCTAGTCAGCTTGGAACTGACTTCCGGACTTAACTATGCCTTGCGCCTGATCAAGCCTGGGGCTGGATCTATTACTGAATCTAAGACTGGAACACTTTCTGGATCACTAGGAAGTATCAGTACGATTAAGCTGAACCGGTCAGGGGTACTTTCTAATACTACCTTTGGTCAGCTTGCCATTTTCTACTCTTCGGTACCTAGCTTGACGGCAGCATCTCCTTCGCTTAACGGATTTGCCGGCGAGTTCGCGACAACACGATTTACCCGGCTATGTACTCAGTTTGGTATAGCTACTGAGATTATAGGATCTACAGGCTGCGCCATGGGGCCGCAACCCGATGACACGCTAGCTAATCTTCTGCAGATGATTGAGACGACTGATGGCGGCTTGATATTCGAGACAAGGGATCAGTTCGGACTTGGTTATCGAACTCTAGTAAGCTTGCAGAATCAGTCGGTTGCATTGACGCTTAACTACGCGACAAGCCAGCCAGCCGCAGGGATGATTCCTACTTATGACGACCAGCTTCTTCGAAACCAGATCACGGTATCGAACTGGGACGGATACGCCGTTCAGGCTACCCTTGTTTCTGGGGCAGTGTCTATTCAGCAGCCGCCTAATGGCGTCGGCATTTATAACGGATCTGGAACAATAAGTATCAGTGCGAGCTCTGATAGCCAGGCTAACATTATCGCGACGCAGGTTCTTTTTAATGGCACGATAGATCACGCGAGGTATCCTAACGTTCCTGTCGATCTATCACGCTCTGCAGTTGCGAGCCTGTTCGCCACGATACCGACAATGCGTGTCGGGGATTATATGCAGGTGATTAACTGTCCGACGTTCATGGACGACACGACAGACAAGCAGATTATATGGGGCTGGACAGAGACATTCAATGCGTTTACCTGGACTATGGTTTTCAACACCATAGCTGAAGAGCCGTACGAAACTGCGTACAATCCGGGCAGCTATACTGTTCTTCGTGCCCCGAACAATCCAGTATCCATTTCTTCTCCTGCTGGTTCTGGCACGTTCGGGGCAAGTGGTTCAATAGCTGGTGCTCAGATTCCTATAGGGTCTGTCGGCAACGTTGAGATCAGTAACGCCATTACCGCGCGGGGGCTTGGTGGCATTTCCACATATATCTCTGCTACTGTGCCGTACGACTGGTCGTTCACAGTTACCGGAACGCCTACTGACGGAACTTACTTTATCTGTACTGATGTTCAGTCGCAACCTATTGCTATAGGAGACACGTTCACCTGGTCTGGCGGTGGCGGTGGTCCGTTTACCGTAACGAACCTTCAGTCTTCTGGCGGCAACATCAATGTTTACTTCACGCCTACATCAACATCTGTACTTTCTTCAGGTACAGTACAGGGCGGGAAGAACGCAGATGAGTGGATAAATTCCACTACTGGACAGATCAGTAAATGGGTCAATGGAGCCTGGGTAGCGATAACTTTCAATGCCAGTAACGTGATACAGACTGGAACTATAGTTGCCTCTTTGATTTCTGCGGGTACGATAACTGCTAGCTTGCTTGTTTCCGGCATTACAGTTTCCGGAATTGTTGACGCTACAACAGTGAATGCGGCACAATATGTAGCGCAAGGATCTACAGGAGAATTCCTGGCTTACACTGGTACTCCAGCTCTTGGCAATCTAATAGTTTCAATTTCCGGTATGTCAGGCTCTGATGGCCACAGTAATCCATATCCGGCAGGAATAGGGGTTGAGATCGGTGGTCTGGTTCTCTTTAATCAGTCTTCTGATCCTTCTAGTGTTTCTGGGGCGAGCACGTTCTTCTCATCTCCTGCTGGTCGTCCTGTTTATCTAAGCCAGGTGGGCGATAGGTCTATCCTAGACCGTAGCGTGGTTAATGGTGCTACATTTAATGTCGGTAATACCACGACTCCAGGCATCATATCGGCTTCCACTACTTATCAGGCAGGCGAGGGCGTACAGTCTTCCGAGTATGAGATTGAGATATGGGGCGGTGGCTTGTGGGGGACCAGCTTTTTGAATGGATTGGTATGGCAGCTTTATATAGACGGGTTTGCAGCCGGGAACTCGTGGACCACAGGTATTGCTGGACAGACAACGGGTCAAGGATTTGGTTTCTGTGTGACTTATGGTCTCACTATCCAGACTAGCGGGTCAGGCGGTACTGCGCTGGTATGGTCTAAGGGGAATCTCTGGCGAAATGACCCCGCTAACACGGACATTCCGAGCAACAGTATCAACGGGGGCTCACTTTTTAGCGGAGTATCTTTTGACACTACCTCAAGCCAT